GTTTATACCTTCAGCAAATGGATCATTTTTTAAAGCATTGTTTACGTCTACCCACTGTTCTGCTGTAATATACCCATCTTTTCCTTCGTTTAAACTAATTTCATAGTCTGGGTTGTCTTTAGCAATATCTTCTATCATGTTTTCATTACTAAGAGAACCATACTGTGAACCACCACCACCGTCAGTTGTTGATCCCCAGTCAGTTCTTCCACTGCGAGTATCAAAGTTTAAGTTGTAGTCAGTGCTTGGGTTAAAGTCGTGATGCGCTCCCATTCTTCCCAGTCCTGCCGAAAGTAATCCCAAAACAGTTCCACCAGGAATAGCAGCTAATCCTAAACCAGCACCTAAACCTCCAATAATTTGACCTACCTTTCGATCTGTAGATAAATTATCATCCATAAAAGCTGTAGCTGCTCCACTTAATGGACCCATAGGCCCATAACGATCATCTATGGAAGGAGTAAAATCAAAGTCAAATGGATTAGAAATACCACCACTAAATAAACCACCAAGTTTACTAAGACTATTATCTACGAAGTTTCCAAAACCAGAAAATAAATTTACGGCTCCGTCAAGAACAGAGTTTCCTGAGGATTGAGGTGCAAGGGACTGAGGAGGTGTTTCTAGAAAGTACTGCGGTCCAGTAAATTCTCCTGCAATTCCCACGTCTGGAACACTTTGGCCTTGTCGATAATTACCTACACCAAATCTAAAATCAAGTGTGCCAGAAGGTAAATTATATATACCTTCTAAAAGTTCTCTTTGTTCACCAGTCTCTTTCCTTTGACCAACTGGGCCAATACCTACATTCTCCCCCGCTGGACCTTGTACGAATGGACCTAAAGTTTCTAAAAGCGAAGCCATTTGATCTTGTGTATAAGTACCATCATTAACTTCAGAAGAAGAAGTATCTGAAAAAAACAATCCCCTTAGGGTATCTAAAAAATCTCCTGATGCCGCTGTAGTTATAGGAGAACCTTCTTCAAAGTCACCCTCCATTCCTCCTTCAGCGTTAAGTCTTTGTCTGCGACGAGGCTGAAGAGGTACAACAGCCGTCTCACCTGTCTCAGTGTCCTTAACACTAATGACCCCTTGAGAAATTAAAAACTCCCTAAGAAAGTCTGGGATATTGTCATCTACAACTATAGCCATGTTACGTTCCTGCTTGTTTAGGACGTTGGTATCCAAAGTTCTTTGTTATGTATCCACCTGCTCCCATTAGACCAGAGGCCAGAGGATTACCAGTACCCTGGACTGCCGCAAGAAGTCCCTGAGAAGCTGCCTGAGAAGCAAGCCCAGAAGCAGCTATCTGTCCCAGAGTTCCTCCGATACCACGGCCTACATTAGCGTACTGTAACGGAATATCAAGAAGTCCAGTGGCCCTAGCCAGGTCTCCCGATTCACGCCCAAGAAGAGTATCAATCAACGCCTGAGCCCTGTTAAACCCAGCAGTCCTACGTTGTGCCTGAGAAGCCCCTATAGCCTCCTCCAGAGCCCTTTGCTCTTGTGCGCCCCCTGTACTACCTAAGCGTCCTTGTGCTAACAGGCGGGTCTCTAAGTTCGTCCTCTGCCTATCCTCTTCCTCTTGGAAGTAGGGCTGTTGTTGTTGGTAAAACAACTCTCCAGCAGCAAAAGGGTCCATTCCTGCATACTGTCCTGCTTGTTGACCAAACAAACCACTTCGCGTAAGGGCTCCTGAGTAGATGTTAGCAAGTTCAGGAGATAGGTTCATTAGAGCAGTTCGACTATCAGCATCAAACTGTGCCGTACCCCCAAGACCTCCTACCCCATAAGGTTGTGCCTGTTCTAATGCCCCGGTAGCAGCGGCTTGAGTTGCGGCGGCTTGTTGTTGAGCAGCTTCTAAAGCAGCTTTAGAGGCTTCTCGTTGCCCTAGATAACTAAGACCTCCACCAATTAAACTTCCTAAAAAATCTATAGCCATGTTATCCTCTCTGTATTACCTAACTTTTCCTTTTTTCGCAAGGAGGTTTGATGTGATTAAACTTGAGTAGTTACCTTTGACTTCAAAAGTCATCTTAATTCTAAATGTTTTACCCGTTCTCGCTAAGGGTACTTTGTATTCTCTGGGACCAGACGTTGCTGCATAAGTAGCCTTGCCGTACAAAGAAGCCTGAGAACTTGAGGGACCAGCACCATAAAGGTAATTAACGGCATCACTGGTTAAGTTAAATGTTTTAGAGTACGCTGATCCATACTCGTAGTCTTTATATAGTTGGATAGTAGCAGCGGCCCCCTGTCCTCCGGTAACAGTAATTAATCCCGACTTAATTATCTTAGCAAACACTTGATCTCCAAAGTCTGACCAGGGTGTTTGAAATAACCAGCTATAGTCTGTATTAGTTGGGGTCCAACATTTTGATCCGTCCCAAGTTCCTCCCGCTGCTGTACATGCTGCTTCATTTCCAAAGCTGGCCGTTGAGTCCGTAAGAGTTACATCGTAGTATCCATCGTACTCCGCTAAAGAATCAGTCGTACCAAAATAAAGTTTACCATCAAAAGTGTACAAAGCAGACAGGGGCTCTAAGTTAAAGGTCCACGTTGTAATCCTAGGAAACTCCATCTTACCTACAGAAAAATCAAAGACATAGGCCTTGTCATTATCGGGCATTAACGTAAGAATAAAACCTTCTTTCTGATAGTATACGCTTTTAATGTTTTCTACAGTAGCCTGAGTAAGTATACGGGTAAGATCATTACGAACTGTAGTGGACAGTCCCTCAACGGGAGCCCTACCGTCTGTCTGAGTAACACGCCTTATAGAGACCAGTCCCTCGTAACTTAGGAAGAACAGGTCTGCCCCTACGTATACTACATTGTCTCTACCTGCAAGTCCAACGTCTCTTATAATTTCCTCTAAAACCATTGTAGCGGGATTAATGGCCCCGCTGTAAATAACAATGTTTTGTTTTCCAAAGATAACCAGTTTGTTTTCCAGAGAAGCCAAGTGTATAATTTCATCATTACCCCATACAGTCTTAAGGTCTAATGCGCCAGCGGCTCCTCCGTTTAATTTTTCTCCAATCAAGTTATCGGAGTAGTATATTGTTCCTTTGGCTTCTGTAATACCACCATAAAATACCCTACCAAACTCACCCAAAGCACAGTTAGGGTCAAAGGTTGTTACTCCAGCAGGAGCAGCATAGGCCCCTAAGTCATCTATGTCGTACCAGTTAGTCCCATCGTAGTTAATAACTTTATGTCCTGACTGTACTCCCCAGAACTCATTGTTAAAGTTTACCCACTGCCAGTTGCTGTCACTAATAGTCTGAGGACTACCTGAAAAAGACTGCTCTACCAAAGTATCTGGAGCAGTAGCAGTATTTAGCTTTACAATCTTAGCCCCTGTACCGGCATAGTATTCTCTAGTTCTGTCTGATTTAACAAACTCTCCTATGGACTTTATGGCTCCGGTAGTGACAGGTGTAGTAATTTGTTTAACACCTTTTCGAGGACCCATACGACCCTCTAAGTCATACACTACGTTATTGGCTTCCGTAAGAAACTCAAGACTAAGTGTAGCACTTTGAGCTTGGGTATTAAGACCCTTTGCTCCTAACCCCGCCAGGGATATTGAAGTTGTATTTTTAGCTGGCATACCAAGTATTCTCGTCTACAGTCCTATCAGAGTCTTGGGAAATAGCATCAGTTAATGAAAGAGTAAACCGTTGTCCAGCAGTATCCGACACAGTACCTCCGTCTTCTCCACGCTCGTTTAGTGCAAGAGAATAGGCTCCTAAAACAATAAGGTTTTCAGGTACGGTAAAAGTATCTGCTGCTAAAGTACGATCTGACTGAGGAATAACTACGTTTACTTTAATGTCGTATGCTCCTGCCGGTGTAGGCCAGAAGTGTATGTCGTTATCCTTTAAACGAAAGTAAGTAGGCTGACCAGTCTGTGTTGTACCTATGTAGGTGTAGTTAAGAAACTGAGCATCACTAATTTGTTTTAGAACTGCATCGTTTGTGTTGTCAAAGACCTGAAGAATACGAGAGCGACTGTTTACGTTAGCCATGTCATAAGCTGCCGTAGAAGCTGAAGTTGTTACAGTTTCTATAGAGCGAAGCGAGGTCCAGTTCCAAGCGTCCTCTACAATATCTTTAGCTTCGTTGACCAGTTCACCAATAAGTTTTTGATAGTCATCTACGTTACTTGCTGCTGAAATAGCTCCCGACCAGTCTGAGCCTATAGTATCTTCTCGTAGCCTTGTAAGTACTTTGTCAATAACTGTTCTGTAACTCATGTTATTTCCTCATCTAAAAATAATTCTCTTTCCGCAACTCGTCTACGAAGAAGTCCCTTTATTGGTCTGCCCCCTGCATACTTCCACCTTAAGAACTCATCGGCACATCCTAAGTAGTCTTTACGGTTTAATTTCATTCTGGCTGTACTTCTTTGGAAGGCTCCAGAACCTACGTTGTACACAAAACTACATAAAGCTGCAAACTGGTTTTCCGTTAGAGGGACCTTAACTAAACTAGCAATCCGACTTTCTGTAGTCTTTAGGTCTCTTTCCATTAGGTCTACTGCTTGATCCTTAGTAATGTTAGGGTGGTCAGCAGTAACTCTTTTGCCACTTAAGCCGTAGATTGAACCAAAACCTATCGTCCATATTCCAGCTACATCTTTATATGGTTCTTCAGAAAATCCTTCAAAGTCTTTTAGTAAGTGAAGACCTTTGTTATTTATCATTTCGACCACTTTGACACTAAGCGTTGACCGAACCAAAAACTGATAATAACACTGAAGATTCCGATTATCTCGTCTGACCATAGGCTCTTGAAGATTTCCTGACTGATCATATCGAATGCCGAAAGAAAAGTAAGCAATACAAATTCCAAGAAAAAAAAGTATGTAATGAGCGGTCTTACTGTAGCGGAAAGATTTACAACCCATTGACTTGCCCTTTTGGTTTGTTCATCTACATTCTTGTGTACAGCTATATTTACTTCGCCTACGCTGGCTATCAAAGCCTCGTCTCGTTTGTCTTGAGCCTGTTGAGCCATTAATTTTAGCTCATGTTCTTTATCTCTTTGGTCTTGCTTGGCATCCATAAACATCTTAAACAAACCAGGGCCAGTAGAAGTAACAAACCCAAGTACTGATCCAACAAGACTAAGCATTTATCTCTTCCTTTTTAATTTCTTTTTTTTCTTTTTCTTCTTCAAGTTCAAATTTAAATTCTAAGGGCATGCACATTCCAGACCAGCTTAAGATTTCTCCTGACTTTTGTTGAGCATTAAAATCTTTAGCTATAGACTCATGAGTAGGACAAGCTGGAACTTCCATTATTGTATGACGCATGGACATATCAAGGTCCATAATAATAATAAGAAGAAAAAATTTTATCATGGATGTGATCCATTGTGCATCTTATGTTGCCTATCTACTGCTTTTTCTAAATGTTCTATTGACACTTCCATTTTAGCTAGTTGTTTGTTGTGACTAGCCAAAGCAGATACAGAATTAATTTCAGCTAATGTTTTTACTTTTGATGCCACTACTTCATGTCCACTTTCTAAACTATCTATTCGTTTGTCTATATCCCTAAGTCTTTTTTCTATATCAACTAGGGATTCTAGTATTGTTTTAATTTGCATTTTACCTACGGCGGCTGCACCAGCTACAGAAAATATAATACCGCCTAGAGTAATTAAAAATTTTATGTCAACTGCACCCTCCATTACTGACTATCTTTCAAGTGCAAAAGTAAAAAGACTCCTCCAGCAATAAAGCCAATTAAAAAAATACCCTTTAAAGTTTCTACCGCTGTCTTTACCCAAAAAGACTTTTCTTGTTCTGCTTTTCTTTGGGCCTCTTCACGTTTTTCACGTTGTTTTTTATGTTTTTCAGCTATACGTTTAGAGCGTTCTAGTTCAATTTTTTTAAACGTACCCTTGCCCCACTTGTTGTCTATTTCTCTTTCAAGACTTTTTAAGTTACGAGCAATTTGTTCCTTTTCTAAAACATCAGCAGCTACGGAACCAAGAGAAGTATCATCATCAAAAGCATCGTCGCCTTCCTTTGCACGTATGTTAATTATCTGTTGTGTACGGCTTTTAGGTTTACCTTTAGTTTCTGGTTTTTGTTCTGCCTCTTGTGCAGTAAATAAATCGTCTAAACCTTTTGCAATATCCTTAACGTGCTTTGCGCTTTTTACTAGCGTTCTTGTTGTGGCTATGGCAGTTGCTATAGTAACGGGGTCCATTAGTCCCTACCCATCCACTTTTTTACAGTTTGAGATTCCCAAATACGAATAGATAACCATACAATAGTAAACACCGCAGCAATATCGGGAAGCAAAGAAAACCAACTTCCAAGCCCACCTGCTACAGCAGCAACATCTATTACAGGTTTAACTTCCATTATGCTTCAGGCCAGTCGTAGATTGGAGCGTTGCCTGTAGGTTTACCGTCACTGTCTACGGGCGCATCAAACAAAGCTTTAAAAGAAGTAAATACCGCATCAACTTCAGTATCATGGTCAGATACTATTTTCTTTTCAGCATCCGTACGGTTATCTGGATGTTTTGCTTTTGCCGCTGCGTAGTCTGAAGGAGTTTCTGGATACGTTATATCTGTTATAGCCTTTTCGATAGCTGCACACTTAGTAATAACTGCCGCACGGTAAGTCGATACATCAGAGTCAACCTCACGATCACGTTCTGCCTTAGCAATTACTTGCCAATCTGTAGGAGCCAAAAGGCTGTTGGCTGTTTCTTTTGTCTTGGCAATCCATTGTGACTTGAGACCTAATGTAGTAACTTTTTCACCATCATCATTAGTAACTGTAACATCATCTAAGTTTTTTTCGGTAGATGTCCAAGAGCCATCAATGTTGTAGCTTGAGTAATAAAACTTATCATCAGGCTTGGGTTGCTGCACAACTTCACGGATAAACAAAGTTTGTCCACCTTCATCAAACAAAGGCTCATCTACCTTAGCATTGTTGGTCTGACCGCCATCTGGTCTAAAGACGACTGCTAAAGATTTAAACGACTGCCGACCTTTACCGTCAGCAACAATCGCATCGCTATCGTTTTTAATAATATACATTAGTTTCTCCTATCTTGCCGTTGCTGGCGTTGTTCCTGCAAATGGATGTTCTGCAAATGCCATGTAGATGTAAGTTTCGTTATTGCCGTTATCACCCGCAAGAGCATCACGAACTTTAAATCCATTAGACAAAAAATCCCACAGATTTGAAGATGCTTCTGCACTAGTATCGTTAGCAATGAGATTTAAATCAGTTACGTTATAGGGGTTACGAGCAGAGTCATGGATAACCCACGGTCTTGAATTAGCATCAACGCCTTTTACCATAATCCATGCAGGTTTAAAGCCTAACTCAATAAAAGGTCCGTCAGAATTTCCATTGCCTTCAAAGCTGCCAAATTTACTAAATCCTGGTTTTTCACACCAACAGTATGCAATCATATCATCTGTTGATTTATTTACATCAGTCGTTCCATCCACTGA